ATGTTTAAAAGAAGCAAGTACGGGGCAAAAAAACATACATTGGTTATTGATGGTCAAGAGGAGAAGTTCGATTCAAAGCTGGAGTCTGACAGGTATCTTGTCTTACTTGCACGGGAGTTTAATGGTGATATATCGGCGTTAAGTCGTCAGCCAAAATTTACTTTACAGGAAAAGTTTAGAGCAGGGAAAAAAGCTATACGAGCCATTCACTATATTGCTGACTTTATTTACACTGAAGATGGTGAGCAAGTTGTAGAGGACGCAAAAGGATGGCGAACAACTGATTATAAATTAAAAATGAAAATGTTTCTCAACACGCATAAGCAATACAAGTTTGTTGAGGTTGAAAAAAAACGCAAAGAATTTATAGAGGTGGTATATGACCGTAGAGATTCAGATTGAGGGTTTAGATGTAGAGGGTGTAATATCTGTTGTTGATGACTTGAGGAGGGAAGGCAAGGTGACTGAGCAAGAGCTTGGTGATGTAGCTATTGTTGCTCATCCTTATGAGATAAGAAGTCTATGCGAGGAGCTTAACTTGTTAGTTACTGGCCCATACAAAATGTCGCCTTCTGAGATTATGGATCTCATGAGTGGTGGTTCGTTCTTTTCGCTCATGGGTGTTATAATAAAACCAATAATACCAAAGATGGAACATCATGAGCACTAGCACAATAGCGTTATCAATTAACCAGTACGTTAAGGTTAATCAAGGACTGAATAGGCTTGTTGTTGAAGCTAGAGAGGGTGAGATAAGAGTAGCTGTTACTCATAATCAGCCAGCTCCAAGCAATAAGGCTTATCATCGAATAATTGATGGAGAGAAATTAGAGCTAGTAGATATAGATCATGATGTCTGGGTCTATACTGCTTTCAGTGGGGCTAAAGCAGTGGTAACTGAGTTGCCAGCAACATTATCAAATGACTTTGATATTTTTGTTTCAGCAGGGCTTTCTGAACACGCAAAGCCAGTAGATGTCTTTGGTGTCAATGAGAGTGTCGGGACTTCCGCAGAAGATGTATGGGGCGGAGGTGGGACTTTTTTATTCCTAGATACAGCCTCAATCTTAACAATCTCATCCACATCTGCAAGTGACACATCTTCAGGGACAGGGGCGAGAACAGTCAAGCTGATAGGTCTTGATAATTCTTATACAGAAATAGAAGAAACAGTAACCCTGACTGGAACAGGTGACGTTGCAACAACACAATCTTTTTTACGGGTAAACCTTTTTGAGGTCTCTACTGCTGGCTCGTATGGTGGGGCGGAGGGGAACGTGTCTGCATCCGCTGGTTCTAATTTGCAAGCTATAATAGTAAACGGTCACAACACATCATTGTCATCAATCTATACTGTTCCGTTAGGTTACGTAGGGCTAATATTTTCAATAGAAGTATCTGTCGGAAAGGCTAGGTCGGTCTTGACTACATTGAGAGCGAGGGATTTTGGCGGCGTATTTCATGCGAAGTCTGCTGTTAAAATATTCCAGCAGTCATATATGCAAAGCAAAAAGTTTGCCCTGTACTTGGATGAAAAAACAGATGTTAAAATGACTGCTGTAGCTGATAATCCCAACGCATATTGCGCAACAGAATATCAAATACTTTTGCTGGATAAAGAGCATTACGGGGCGTAGAGATGGCTAATTCAGCACCAAATAGTAGGCAGGGTAGACCTAACAAAAACAAAAAGTTCTTACTCGCTAGGCTGCAAGATGAATACGGTGAGCAATTTCATCCTATTATGCAGATGGCAAAGAACGCACATAAGATGCAAAGTTTGCTTGAGAGCTTACCGGAAGATACAGGCATAGAAACTTTATTTATTGCGCTAAAGCAGGCTATAGATAGCTGGGAAAAAATCGCTCAATACACTGAGCCAAAACTAAAAGCTATGGAGGTCAAGCACACAACCATGCCCAAAGTTAAAACAATAGATTTAAGTGGTAAGCCTACTTTGGACATAGACATCATTAACGGGGAGATGATAAGTGAGCGAACAACCAACGATACAAATACAGACCAAGCCGCAAGGCAGAGTATTAGCTAAATATAGGTATTCTACGGCCCGTGTTCAAATGATACGTGGGCCTTTAGGCTCTGGCAAAACAATGGAGTCTTGCCAAAAAATATTTACCTACATGTGTAACCAGCAGCCAAACGAAGAAGGTATAAGGCCGTCTAGGTTTATCGCTATAAGAAACACCTTTCCTGATTTAGCTAACACGACAATAAAAGATTGGCTTGAGCTTTACCGTGATTTAGGTCATTACACGCAAGGTGGTGTAGAGCCACCACATCAGACATTAGAGTTTGAGCTGGACGATGGCACTATAGTAAATTCTGAGATTATATTCTTAGCTTTAGATAGGGATGACGGTGTAAAGAAACTAAGGGGTACACAGGTCACAGGTTTCTGGTTAAATGAGGCTAAAGAGCTTCCGAAGTCAATTATAGATATGGCTGATTTACGTCATGGACGTTACCCGTCAAAAGCAGCGGGTGGCACAGATTGCACTTGGCATGGGATGATTGGTGATTACAATTCACCTGATGAAGATCACTGGATATATAAATTATCTGAGATAACAAAACCTAAAGGATGGGACTTTTTTCATCAGCCGGGTGGGTTAATTAGAGAAGGGGAGAAGTTTAAAGAAAACCCTAGTGCAGAAAATGCTCATAATTTGCCAGAAGGTTATTACGTGCGAGGCATGGAAGGTAAAGACTTTGAGTGGATTAAAGTAAACCTTGCTAATGAATACGGGTTTGTTACAGACGGTAAACCTGTTTATCCTGAATATGTAGATAGCACTCATTGCCTAGCTGACATTTATGAGCCAGACGAAACCCTACCTTTAACGCTCGGCATTGACTTTGGTAGAACGCCTGCTTGCGCTATATTTCAGTTTGTACCAGTAATGGGTAGATGGGTGGCTGTAGATGAGTTTGTCACAGAGGACATGTCTGCCACATCTTTTGCACCAGAATTAAAAAGATACCTTGATAGGGAGTACCCTAACTTTAAGTTTGCGCGGGGCGGTGGCGATCCATCGGGTATGAATAGAGGTCAGGCAACTGATGATATTGCATTTTCTATTTTAAGAAAGCATGGTATAAACTGCGTATTCCCAACTCACACAAATAAGCCTGTTGTTAGGCGAGCGGCAATTATAGATCCAATGAAACGCTTATGTATGGACGGGAAGCCTGCCTTCATGGTTTCGCCTAAAGCAAAACATTTGCGCAAAGGGTTAATGGGAGGGTTCTGTTACAGGCGCATACAGGTGGCTGGTGATGCACGGTATGGGGATGAGCCAGACAAGAATAAATATTCACATATCTGCGAAGCAGCAGAGTACGCTTTGATGGCTGGCGGCGAAGGTAGGAAAGCAATCACATCAACAAACAATAACTTTTCAAAACCAATCAAAATAGCAGATTGGTCTGTTTTCTAAGGGGAAAAATATGCAGTTTAAATGTAATATCGGCAAGCTAGGCGTTCAACAGTTAGCTTTAGCAAGCGTGGTAAACGGTCTTTTTGCAAAACAGTCTATGGATTGTGCAATTACTTGGCTAGAGCCTATGACTTTTGAGTTAAAAAATAATATGCCAGAGGTAGTAGCAAAACGCTTATTGGCAGAAAAAGTAGAAAAAGTGATACCCGGCTATGTTGGCGCAATAAAGGAAGGTAAACTTGTTGTATCGAAGAAAACAAAAGAGTCTGATTGATCCTGAAAATATAGGCAAAGAAGAAGTTTCTTATACACTTATATTTAGCAGTGCCAGCAGGATGATATGGCTAAATAAACTGCTAAAGAAGAATTTTGCTCATGTCAAGATATTAATCCATAAAAAAGGCTATATTGTTTTAATTGATCCAAGAATAGCCTATAATGAGGTTACATGCTTCTCTGATAAAATGGAGTACGAGCCTCTGGATGGCGAAACCATTATTAAAGGTAAGGCGATGGTGGACATTTACAAAGTTCGTAGATACATAGGGTTGCTTAATTGTGTTGAGACTGTAAAGGCATCTATTGGTGATAGATCTTTCTGGTGCTTAACTCCGTATCAGTTGTATAAAAAATTGGAGAAATAGATATGGCAAAAAAATATGCTGTAGCAAAAGACCAGAGCGGTTTAAAAAGAAGTAGAGAAGATAGAGCGTATGGTATAAAGCAGTCAGAATACTCCACCTTTAGGAAAGGCAATCAGTTGCAGGACAATAAGCTGACAGTTTATGGTGACGTTAGAGATTCTTTAATGCGCAATGTTGAGATGCGAAAGCAGGCAAAAGAGGGCGAGTTAAGGAAGGAGAGTGAAAAGAATATAGCTGGGGTCGTGTCAACTAAAGCAAGGGCTGGGCGAAAACTAGGCACAAATAAGTCCGCTTCATTAATGGCTGCATTAGAAGGCAGCTCAACTAGATATAGAGGTATTTAAGATGGGTGGACTATTCGGTGGTGGGCCAGATAAGCCTGAGCCTTTCAAGCCAACTAAAGAGCAGCTTGAGGCGGAAAAGGAGACAATAGAAAGAGGACATCAGCAAAAGTCTGAAGTAGCTGAAAGAGAAGCAAGAGCTAAAAGAAGAATGTCTGGCTCACGCTCGTCATTACTTAGAGGGTCGGCTCTTGGTGTACTTGATGGCGAATTAAAAGGTGATAAGGAAACTCTAGGATGAGCAGTAAGGCCGTACTAAAGAGGTTCGATAAGGCGAAGAAGCGCAAGATGTCGTCTTGGTACTCACACATGCGGGAATGTTATGAGTATGCCGTTCCTCAGCGCGAAACTTTTACAGCTCACAGTCCGGGGCAAAAGAAGAATACGCATATTTATGATTCTACAGCAATCATAGCTACGCCTATCTACGCAAATCGAATACAGCAATCCATCATGCCGTCTGGAAGTCAGTGGGCTAAATTAGTTCCGGGTCTAAGAAGTAACGGCCAAGAGATGATTGATTTTGGTGGCGAAAGAATAACGATGCAGAACGCATTGGAAAAAGTCACTGACATTATATTTGAATACATAAATAGATCTAACTTTAACTCAAGGTGTCATGAAGCTCTTATTGACTTAGCTGTATCAACAGCGGTCATGATATGTGAATTTGATGAAGCTAAGGGTGACATTGTATTTGATGCTATCCCGTTGAGTAACGTGTATCTTGAGTCAGGGCCAAGAGGCAGCGTTACAGGTGTATTCTGGGAAAGAAAAGATAACATAAGAAACATTATGGGGCAGTACCCTGAAGCTGTCTTACCTGACAAGCTGAAAGACGTAGAAAAAACAAAGCCTGAAACTGAGCTTGATATTGTTGAGGCAATGCTACCTAATAACGATGGCGAGTATATGCTTCACGTTATGATCGGTGATGATGTCATATATGAAGAAAGTTTTGGCGAGTCTACCCCGTTTGTAGTGGGGCGGACAACAGTTATTCCGGGAGAGGTTTATGGTAGAGGCCCGCTTATGCGTGTACTACCAGATATTAAAACATTAAATAAGATGGCGGAAAATAGCCTCAAGTCAGCAGCCTTAGCTGTTGCTGGTGTATGGACTGCTACAGATGATGGTGTAATTAATCCTTACTCGATAACTTTAGCTCCGGGCGTAGTTATACCTGTAGGATCTAATAGCGACGAAAACCCAACACTAAGACCTTTAGACGTTGGTGGCAGATTAGACTTTCATGAGATGGAATACAACCGTAGAGTTGATAATGTTAATAGAGCTTTATTTGCTAAACCTATTGGTGATATTGATGATGCAACAAAGTCGGCTACAGAGATTCAAGCTAGGATGCAATTGGACTTGCAGGACGCTGGTGCGGACTTCAGCCGATTAGTTAATGAGCTGGCTGGCGGTGTCATAGAAAGAGTAATGTTCCTACTAAGTAGGGAGGGACTTATTCCGCCGTTAAAAATTGACGGTGAGAACATTAAGTTAAAATTTACTTCTCCAGTATCTCAGCAGCATGATAGGGATGAAGCAGCAAACCTTATGAATATCTTGCAGACAGCCGTAGGTATGGGCGCTCCATTAGAGATGCTTAATGAGACTATACGGGTGGAAGCTATACCCGCTTTCTTGATGGATAAAATGTCTGGCCCTGCTGAGCTTAAAAGGACACCAGAGGAAATTGAAGCCATGCAAATACAGAAGCAAGAAGCGGCTCAAGCACAAGCTGAGTTAGCAATGATGCAGCAAGGAGAGCAGGGCGGACAAGGTGCAGCCTGAGTATCAAGACAGGGTAGATAGTCCTGAGAAATACCCGTTTGTCAATAATGATGACGGGTCTATCTCAACTCACAAAATGTCTTATGCCGAAAGTAATGGTAAGTTTTACGCTTTTCCCATGATACAGATGCAAGATGATGAGCTGAAGTCTTATGAGGATGATAATTGGAAAGGCGCATTTCAGTCTGCAATAGATAACGGCAACTATAAGCGGTTTGATATTGAAGATGAAGCGTCAGCTTATGCAAAAGGTGGCTATAAGTCGCAAGCTCTAAAAGATTGGGGCAGCAAAAATAGTAAAACAGAGAAGTAAAAACGGGGAAACAAAATGAGTGAAGATGTAAATCTTGATAGTCCTGAGTACCTTAATTGGGACAGCCGGGATGAAAATGTGCAGAAAGAGCAGGATAGAGTGGTAACAGCAAAGAAGCGTAGGGCTGTTGCATATCATGATGTTTTCTCTAAAACTGAAGCTGGTAGAAATATTCTTACTGAATGGGTGCAGTCATTTTGCACAAGTAAGCCAGCGTCAAGTAACGCAACAGATAGAGAAGTACACATGAATGATGGTAAGCGAGAGCTTGTGAGTGAAATTTTAATTCAAATCCAAATCGGGGAGAAATTATGAGTGAAGGTTTAACGGAAGGGTTAGCGGATAGTGGTGGCAACTTGGATTCTGTAAATGATGGCATTGTTGATGGTGTAGGTGAGCCTGATAATGGCCCTGCAATTGAAAGACCAGAGTGGCTATTAGATAAATATGCAACAGGCGAGCGATCCCAAGATGAAGCAATTATGGAGCAGGCCAAAGCGTACAAGGAAGCGGAGAAAAGATTAGGCGCTTTTGTAGGTTCTCCAGAAGAATACAGCCTAGCTTTACCTGACGGTATGGACGGTGACGTTGATACTGAGCTTCAGGCTTATCAAGAGTTCATGGAAATTGCCAAAGATAGCAACATGAATAATGATACCGCGCAAAAGCTATTTGAAGTTTTTGTTGGCTATCAGAATCAAATGGTAAATCAACTGGAGACTGACTATACCGAGCAAAGGAAACTTCTTGGTACAAATGCTGATGATCGTATATCTAATTTAGTGTCATGGGCGGGCAACAATCTTTCCGAGCAACAAGTTGAGATTATGCACACCATGACAATGACGGCTGACCAAGTAGAGGTTCTTGAGGCGGTAATTTCTAAGACCAGAAACAGCAAGCTACCGGGCAGTCAACAAGCTCCAGCATTACAGGAAAGCTACTCTTGGGATGATTACCACAAAGCTGTTGGCGATCCTAGATATAAAACTGACAGTGCCTTTAGACAAAAACATAAAAGGCTTGCATCTCAGCTAGGTTAAAGTTATCATCTTATTAACACAGCCTCTTTCGCATACTGCCTTATGCGCTTAGGGGCTTTTTTTTATTTCAAATTTAGCTTATAATAATTTTACACCTTATTAAATAATTAATTGGTGTGCCCATCTAGCGATACCCTGCTTCAAGTAGGCCGTAACACGAAGGGATTAGCGAGTGCTGGTCTACCCGTAATCGGTCACTAGGTCAGAGACAAGCAAAACGTTTTTGATTTTTTTTAATTACTTGGAGACAAAGATCATGAGTAAAACTCTATCTTCTGTTGCTCAGCAAGAGTTCGATTCAATGGTGAAACACGCTTACCAATCTGGTGGTAAATTGCGTGATTGCCTAACGTTACGTTCTGATGTTGTTGGTGACATTTACAAATTTCGTCGCATGGGTAAAGGTCTTGCTAATCAAAAAGCAAGCCAAGCTGATGTTACGCCTATGGATATTTCACACGCATTAATTCCTGCTACTTTGGAAAACTGGTTAGCTCCAGAGTACACGGATATTTTTGACGCTGCTGAAGTAAACTTTGACGAGCAGCAAGAGCTTGCAATGGTAATCGCAATGGCAATGGGTCGTCGTGAAGATCAGTTAGCTATTGACGCTTTAGGTAGTATTCCTTCCGCTGCTGGCACATCATTAACGGCAATTGCTGTTGGCGGTGCTGGATTCACTGTTGATAAAGTACGCCAAGCTGGTGCAGCTTTTGATGGTGAAGGTATGCCTATGGAAGGCCGCTACATTACTTGGACAGCAGTTCAGAAGCAACAACTTCTAGGCTCAACTGAAGCAACAAGTTCTGATTACATGAACGTTAAGGCTTTAGTAAACGGTGACATTAATTCTTTCTACGGATTCCAATTCAAGTTAATTGAAACCCGTGAAGAGGGTGGTTTACCGGGCGCTGGCAGTGCTGACGCTACTTCTTACGCATACCATCGTGATGCATTAGGTATGGCTATTGGTATTGACCAGAGAACAACTGTTGATTGGATTGCTGAGAAGACTTCTTGGTTAGCCAACGGTATGTTGAAAGCTGGCTCTGTAGTTCGTGACGCTCGCGGCGTTATCGAGATCCACACTGATGAAACTGCATAAGGAGAATAACTATGTCATTTAATCGAAATGGTTTATACCAAGTAGGGCCGGGTGGTTCAAGCCCGCGCTTATGGGTTTACTCAAGCGCAGACGCAATTGCTGATGTCAATACTTCTGGTTACTTTAACAACGCATCAAGTGAGTTTGGTGTTCGTGACGTAATCTTTGCTATTGATACAGCAACACCTTCAACGCACATTGTAAACGTTCTTAGTAACGCTTCTGGTGTTGTTGATGTTTCTGACGGTACTGTTATCGTTGAAACAGATACTGACTAATTAACAGTCCCCGCTGTTATAGGGGTGGAGCTTCGGCTCTGCCCCGCCTTAACTTAGGAGATACTTGATGTCAACAGATGTACAGGTTGCCAGTAATGCTTTAGTTCGGATAGGCGCAAATCCTATATCATCTTTTTCTGAAGGTGGAGCATCAGGTATTGCAGCATCAAACTTATATGAGATAACTGTTAAAGGCGTACTTAGTGAGTACCCGTGGTCTTGCTCAAAAGCAAAGAGACAGCTTGCTAGACTGACATCAGTTCCTTTAAACGATTACCAATATGCGTTCCAAATACCTTCTGGCACATTAAAAGTGAACAGGGTTTTTGGTACGAGCAATTACAAGATATTTCAAGATGCGATTTACGCTAACGTGAGCGAGATGTATATTGATTATCAATTTAGAGCAAGAGAAGAAACTTGGCCTGCTTACTTGCAGATACTTATGGAATATAAGTTAGCTAGTGAGTTTGCACTTATTGTTACTAACAATGAGGAACAGAACATGATTTACGATACCAAATACGAACGGTACGTAAAGAAAGCTAAGTTCCTTGACGCTCAGCAAACTCCAAATGACGCAATAGAGTCTAGTCCTTACCGAGATGTTCGTTCGTGAAGTATTACCAGTATCAGTCAGCGTTTAACTCTGGGGTACTAGATACAAGAATATTAGGTCGGGTTGATGTAAGTCAATACTATAACGGCATGATAACGGGCAATAACGTTGTATGTTTACCGCAAGGCGGCGTGAAGCGTAGGCCGGGTTTAAAGTATGTTGCTGACGGTGTTAGCTCTGAAGCTAGGGTCATCCCATTTGTATTTAATGTAGATCAAACTTACCTTTTAGTGTTTAGAGAAAACGCTATTGATGTTTATAGGGACGATGTATTTAAAGCAACGGTAACAACAACCTATTCCGCTGGTGATATAGCCGACATTAGGTATGCTCAATCTGCGGACACAATGATTCTAGCTCAAGAAGGCTACCCGCCGAAGTTATTTCAAAGAAATGGTAGTGACACGGCTTGGTTATTTAGTGACTTAACGTTTGTTCAGAAGCCATTGTTTGACTTCAATGATGCGTCTAGCCCTACTGCTGTTGACGAGATACAGGTCATAACCTTTGCTACTGTAGCAACTGGCGCACCTGTTAAGCTCACGCTTGAAGGTATAGACACAGATGAGTTTAGTTATCAGGACAACGCTTCTGGCGCTGTTGATATGGAGAAGGCTTTGCTAGATTTACCTAACACGGGTAACTCTGGCGTATCAGTATCAAGGACAGCTTCAAACCAGTTTACAGTTACGTTTTCTGGAGCATCGGCTGACGCATGGACACAAATGACAGGTAGGGTTACAAACGTATCTGGCGGTAATATATCTGTAGCTACAACACAAGACGGTACAAGTAGGTCGGAAGAAGTGTGGTCAAGCACTAGAGGTTGGCCTAAAACAATAACCTTCCATGAGGGTAGGCTATGGTTTGGCGGGTCAACTCAGAAGCCTATCACTTTATGGGGTAGCAGGGTGAATGATTTATTCAACTTTGATCCCGGCAAGTTAAGAGATGACCAATCGCTTAATGTTACTTTAGATGTGGATCAGTTTGATGAAATCAGAGCTATTTTCTCTAACCGCGATCTGCAAGTGTTTACGTCTGGTGCTGAATTTTATGTTCCTGAATCACCAATAACACCAAGTAATGTTGCATTTAAGAGACAAACTGGTTATGGCTCAGCCAAAATACAACCAAAAGTAATTGATGGTGCGACAATATATGTTCAAAGAACGGGTAAAGCTCTGAGAGAGTTTGTCTTTAGTTTTGCTGAAGAAGCATACCTGTCTCAAACAGCATCACTATTGTCACCATCAGTGCTTAATACCCCGGTGGATATGGCGGTGTCCGTAGGTACGTCAAGCGAAGATGCTAACTACGTTTATATCGTAAACTCTGACGGCACAATGGCTGTATTTAATACGCTTAGAGCGCAAGAGGTAGCTGGATGGACAACATGGAACACTGAGGGCAACTTCCTCAACGTATGTAGGTTAGTTGATGATATTTACTTTGTTGTAAAAAGAAACATAAACGGTGTTGATAAGTATTATGTAGAAAGGCTAGATGGTGATTCTGTAATGGATTCGTCTGTTAATTACACTAGCCCAGCATCAGCAACATTGACAGGATTAGGTCATCTGGATGGCGAAGAATGTAGAGTTCGTGCGGACGGTAATGTTTTATCTAATGAAACGCCTAGTGGTGGCAGCATTACCTTGCCTAGGGTAGCGCAAAATTCCGCCGAGGTTGGATTGTTTTTTACACCAACAATTAAAACAATGCCCGTAGAAAAAGACGTAGGCATAGGCTACGATTTAAGCTCAAACAAACGAATTGTTAAGTGCAGCGCGTTTGTTCAAGATACAACTGCATTAACAATAAATGGTAATATAGTGGCATTTAGAAGTTTTGGCGAAAATGTCTTGGATAATACAGTGCAGCCTTTCACGGGTAAAAAAGAAATGTACTTGCTAGGCTGGACTAAAGAGGCTCAGGTAACATTAACCCAAGAAGTACCCGCGCCAATGACCGTATTATCATTAACAATAGAGATGGAGTTAGCGTAATGGCATTAGTTTTAGCATCGACCTTATTTACGATAGGTAGTTACAGTGTCTCCGTAGGAGCTGTTCTTACGGCGGCTTCAGCGGTGTACTCCATAGCTCAGTCTCAGAAAGCATCCGCCCAGCAAGGATACGCTATGGATGCTGCCCAAGAAGGCGTTAAGGAGCAGCAGTATATGGAAGGTTTAAAGTCCAAAGAAGAATCAAATATACGGCGAGAAAGGCTGCTAACAGCTCTTGCGACACAGACTGCTGGCGCTGGCGCATCAGGAGTTAGAGGCTCAACTGTAGAGCAGTTACAATTAAAGTCTATGGATGACTACCGTAGAGATCAATTACAAGCTGACGCTATTGGAATATCAATATCGAAAGGGTTTGACAGGCAAAGGGAGTCGCTAAAGTTCCGAGCTAAGTCAGCAAAATATCAAGGTGTAGCTAACATGGCAATGACACTAGCATCAACAGGTTTCTCGATGGACGGTATAAGCAAGACAGCTCCGAGCGGGGTAGGGAGTGCAGCGCAAAAACTTACAACTTCGGCGGGTACTATAAGTCCCGGCACGAATTTTATGAAAAGTGGCACAACTTTTAGCTACATATAAGGCCTACAAATGGAATACAAAGAAGAAGCCAATATACGAAGTATCGGTAACACAAGACTTGCCGAAGTCGAGGCTCTTGAAACTAGCGCGGCGGTTATGCAGAAGTGGGCTAATCGCAGTGCCAGCGTGTATGAAAAGTTAGTAACTGATAGCGCCATCAGGGAAGCTAATAAGGTAGATGTGACGGCTCAAGCTCCAGACCTAAAAAACTCTTGGACAAAGGTTGGTCAAGTTTATAACAACATTGTACTGGAGGGTCATAAAGCCGCTGCTGTTAATGATTTTAGAAACCAAATAAGTCAAGCAGATGTAGGCACACAGTTGGACGTTGAAAGTTTCCAGAAAACACTTGGCACTATGAAAGGTAAGGCTTTAGAAAATGCCGATCCTTCTATCAGAGCTTATCTTGCTACTGAGTTTGATAACTACGCTGTTCCCCGCGTAGGTAAGAAGCAAGTGGAGAAAGATGCTGCGGAGCTAGGTGTAGCTGTCAGCAGTATACAACAAAAGGTTCAAGATGATTTTAACACTGCATTTGAGGCAGCAGCCAATGGAGACATCAATGCCTTGCAGGAAGCTGAAGAATCAATCTATGCGGCGGCTGACCAGATAAGCCAATACGATCCACAGATGGCAGATAAGTTTATTAAAAACTATCAGACAAAAAGACTGACAGCAGGATATGTTGGTGGATTTAGAGATGCCCATGCTGATGGAAATGGTGATGCCTATATTGCGGAAATAGCAACCAAGGCTCAAAACATAACTACAGTAGACGAAAACGGTAACGAGCAAATCGTAGGTTTGTCAGACGATGTAGTTGAAAGTATAACGAAAAGGCTTAAAGCTGAAAGCACAATTCTTGATAATAAAAAGAACGAAAAAGAAGGGAAGTTAAGGCAGGAGAATTTTAAGGCGATAGCAGCCTTACAAATAAAATCTGGCTATGTTCAGCCGGACTTTGATAAGTTCGTTTCTGAAGTTGACGCGGCATTTCAGATGGGACTGCTTGGCGATCCAACAACAACAAAAGCAATAAACAAATATACGTCAATTGTAAAGTCGCAAACCGATGCAATAAAAAAACAAGGTGCAGATATAACCAAGCAAAACAAAGACGCAATAAAGATAGAGCAAACCAATACAAACATTGCCAGCACATTAAGTGGTAAAACTCTTGTAAATACAGATGGTACTTCTGTTCAGTATTCACAGAAAGATGTCGATAGATATTTTGTAGAGGCTATGGAAGGTCTTAACCCTGAACAGCCTGAGCAGTCAATAGGCTTGGCTAAAAAGTTATTTGACGATACAGGTAGGTTTCCAGAATTATTAAAAAATCAGCTAACCAACTCACTACTAAGTGAAGATGACGGCGCTATTGTCGCAGCGTCAAGAGTCATTATGGACTTGACCGGAGGTCTTAACGGTTATGATGTAGTTAAAGGGGAGCAAGCGGCCTTTGCATCAAACGTAGCTGCTAATGTCGAGGCTGGTGAAGGCACTGATCTGGCAGTAAAGAACGCAAGATTATCAACACAGTCAACTGATAAAGACATTAAAGCAAGAGGGATTACTTACAGTGCAGACAAAGTAGCTAGTGACAATAGCGAATGGATTACTAACAATATGGGCGGAAACATTGTTCAAGACGCTGCGGTTAAGTTTAAGTTTGAAACTCTAGTAAGCAACATGGTTGTAAA